AAGTTGCGATAGATGGTGACGTAGAGCGGCAGGACACGGGTTTCACCCGGCTCCATCTTGGACAGAGCCTCCAGCTTCAAGTCCTCCAGGAACTCGTTCGATTCGGCCTGCTTGTTGGCGAACTCGACAGTGCCGGCCTTACGGGTGTCCGGGTTCATGTTGTCCAGACCCGTCATCTGGGGCAGATTGACGAGGTCAGTGGCCGGGTTGAAGTCTTCCGACTGCGGATCAACACCGTCACGCAGGGTGCCGATGTTCAGGTAGATGGTGGCACGATCACGAATCGGAACCACATTGTTGGCGCCATTGGCTCCAACGTTAGCCAGAGCATTCATCGAAGCAGCGATGACAGCGGGATCGAAGGTCGAACGCGGGGTAGAGGACATGGTAGTCTCCAAAGTAAGATAAGGGCAAAATCGCCCAGACGACACGAAGTGTCGCCTTTGAACAGAGAGTAGGGTCACTGTTCAGCCGAACAGAGTGCGTGACCTCATGATATTTGCGAATTTTCCCACACCTCTGTGGACACAAACAGCGCATTAGTCATTCCTCACGGGTATGAGGCTGTCGCTTACAATGGTGAAGTATTCCCGCTTCACTAAGGCTTATCGACTCTTTGGTATACACACTCTGCTCGGCTGAGCAGTGAAGGAAGCCTTGATGGACCGAAGCCCATCAAGGGTATCCTGCCTCGAACAGGATAAGATGCTACGTGCTGCCATTACAGCAGCTAGTTCATAACAACCTCCTGAGATATCACTCAATCGGCACGAAGTGCCGTAATTAACGGTAAGTTCTGTGGTTCTTCCTGATGTGTTGGAGCACAGCAGTACGAACACGAGCAGGAGAACCGTCCAGTTGAGCAATGAGACGCTCAACTTGAACTCGTTCAAAAGGCATCAGATCAGCCTTACGGTCGAGAACGAGAGGTTCAGCAACAGATGTTGCTCTCACCCCATAAGGTGAGTGGATGGTTTGAGCATGTGTCATTGATTCAGTCCTTCTGGTTCAGGATTGATGGTTGGGTGGTGCTTCAGGGGAGACCAGTTCATCATAGCGCGTGCTAGAACTGTATCTCCCCCTTGGCATCGAGGCTGTTACCAGCCAGCGATGAAGAAGGCTACGATCAGGATGATCAAGCCAATGATGCACTCACAGGCAGCGCCATAGCACTGTTCAGCGGTAGGTTGTCTCGATCTAACCCAATGGTAGAAGGGACGAATGACGAGAAACAGACCGATGGGCATCAGTATGAGGCCAATAATGAGCTTGGCCCATTCGATGATGGAGATGATGGTGACGAGCATGGTGTTCAGTCCTTGCTGTGAAGCTCTTCTATGAGTTCACGAATGAGGGGTTTGAGATCGTCCACAGTCTCAGCCTCTTCGAGGCGTTGAAGTCTGATGGACAGTTGGTCTTGAGCTTGCTCTTGGGCCTGATGGTCACGCCAGTGGTCACCGCATAGGTGAAGAGTGCCACTGGCTACACAGGCGTGTTGAGAGCAGCGTTTGCACTTGATGAACCGCATGGCTCAGCCAGTGATGATGTGGTGCCAGCCGATGAGCTGGAGACCGATGAAGGCGATCAGCAGAGCTGCTGTGTCGTACTTGTTCCAAGTCTTCATGGTGGTTCAGACCTTGATGTTGAGGTGATTAATGGAGGCAGAGATGCAAGCTTCAAGCTCGGCATAGTCAGCTTGATAGATACTTTGACGCTTGAGATCGTCAGGATGAATCAGGTGAGGATCAGGAGTGTTGCACGCATCAATCATGCCCCAGAGTTCAGGCGTCATCCAAGGGATTGACGCTCTGTTCTCTTTACTTGGAACAGGAGTATCGAGGTCATCCTGAAAGGGATCGATGTCAGCAATGCTCTCATCTTGATGAATAAGTACATCGGCAACGTGTTCAAACGTGCTGATCACGATGACAGTGAGTACGACGAAGCCCATGAAGATCATGGCTGTACCAGAGATCGTGGGTGCCATGTTGGAGGTGGAAGATGCTCCGATGAAGGCTACGCCTAGAGCAATGATGCAGATGCATACGATGATGCCGAGGGCACGAGAGAGCATGGGTCTATTTCCTTCTGAAGAGGGCAGAACGGCAGAATGCCTGAACTGCGATGAAAATGTAGCCTACACAGGCAAGAGTGATGCCTGTTGCGAGGAATAGAGCGAATGGATTGTGGTGTGCTTCAGTGAAGCAAGCGATGATCAAGTCCATAGTAGGCTCCAATGAACACGGATTGATGTTTTAAGGACAGATTAAGGGTGAGAGTAGGGTCTCACACTCTATCGGTTGTAGTCCTTGGCCCCCAGCCCGGAGGCTGAGGGCTTGAGGTCAGGTTGCGGTGGAATCCTCAGCGATGATGGCTTCGAGGAACTCCTTGTTGGAGTTGTAGAGCTGTACTTGAGCAGGTGAGAGGCCTGCGTGCCACATGGAGTGGGCAGTTTGGGCATTGGTGAGCTTCTCGTTGTGCTCTTGCACACGGAGTTTGGAGGCAACGCCCAGTTGGAGCTTGATGTCAGCGAGCTTTGCTTTGTGTTTGAGCTCAGCGATGGCGACATTGTTGGTGATGCCAGTGGAGATGGCACGAGAGATGGTCATGAGAGCCATGGTGTGTGTCCTTGATCAAGGGATTAGTCCCAGTAGACACGAAGTGTCGTGGTAAATAGGTGGGGTGGTGTGTGTTATAGGTGTTATCATGTATGGGGGGGTACATTTGTGTTATGGGTGTTATGTACCCATACCCCTAAACCAGAACATAACTATCAACTTTACCCTAATGTTTTCATATAATATGAAACTCTTTCCCCTTTCACCCCTATCTAAAATATAAAATATATTAATCCCATCTACCACTTTGACCGAACACTGTTCGCTGTACATACGCTGGGTTCTCAGTATCGAATTGCTCTACTCTACTGAAGTCTAAGACTTGGATGGTATTATCATCGTGTCTCTTCCATACTAATGCCCAAGATTCATCATCATTGGTTCCAGCTACATCTACGCTGATGTTGTAGGGTGTAATGAAGTTAGTAGATACTAACTGTGAACCAGCACCATCACATTCATTGCATGTGATCTTGGATAAAAAGAGCATATGGGTTTCTCCTCCCTCAGGAGTAATCATCCCTTTACCCTCACAGTTACTGCAAGTTACGGATACTATGCTCATATTAGCTCTCTTTATTAAGAGTGTTATCGAGTGCTACTTCAACATCTTCGATAGACTGAAGAGTATCTCCAGCCCAGATTCCAATGCACTTGTAGAGGACAGTGGGTCTTGTCCTGCTAGTTGATGCAGGATCACGTATAGTAATGATTTCAAGATCATAATCCCTTAATTGTCTAATTATTCCCTTACGGTTTGTCTCCTTTAAACCAGGGAAGTTAATGGCTTCGCCTTGAACCAAGCGGTCATAATATCCCCTAAGTTTGCTACCTTCTCTAGGTTTGGACTGCTTAAGTTGATGGTTCCCTTTGATACTTCCTGCACTCAGACGCATGGGGAGTCTTCATCAAAGTAGCTATCGAATGGTCCGCCTACGGCTTCTTCCCACTCATCATGTTCGTCTAAGTCTTTCATACGCTTGGTAAGCGCAGCCTTAAACATCTCAGGAGTTACATCCTCTCCTTTGGGATTATTGCTAAGTACGGAGAAAGCTACTGTGAATGCGTGGTTATATTGGCCCATAAGTTGCCTCGTCCCTTACTTAGTTGGTTGGGGGTTTATGTAATGTCCTGACGAGGCAACTGGGCTCTCGGTCACAGACCATAAAAAGAGACCCCCTGCTTCAGTCCTTGTCGGGCTGAGCCTTGGGGGTCTCTCGTCCAGCCGCTAAGCTGGTTTGGACTGCTGCGGTTGACAGCTGGCTCGGCCTCGTCTCAGGCCAGAGCACCGTATCATCCCCGGTGCCAAGGGCGCAGACCTTTTCGATGTCGCATGTCGTTGGGCTCTGTTTCAGTGCTTCACCCACTTGGCACACTAGACGTTCTCGTCTGTCAGTTAGACGGGGCCTTTATCAGGAACCACCTGATAATCTTCCAAACAAAAAGACCCCGACATAAACAGGGTAACACGTACTCCTGCTCCCTATGTCGGGGTCTTTGCTCAATTGTAGGATACCAGTGAACGACTCACTTGGAACACTGTCTCCCCTACTTTCAATTGATGTCGGGCCAGTGAGGGCCACATCCAATAAAAGAAACCCCAGTTTTCACTGGGGTTTCTTCATAGAAGAGTATTGTTTTCGACAGATGGAGCTCAGATCGCATTGCTGAAGCCAGCCTTAGGCCAGTAGTCTTCGTATGCCGCTGTCATATATCCATAAGCTACTTAATAACTCTCTCTATTCAATATGGTAGAAGAGATAGGACTTGAACCTATAACCTCCACGTTATGAGCGTGGGGCTCTAACCATTGAGCTACTCTTCTATAAAGAACTACAAAAGACGCCCCTTCCCGGAGTGCGTTTGAATGAAAACTCTTGTAGCTCTTCACTAAAGAGGCCCCAGACCTAAGCAGTTCTCAGCTAATGATCTAGGGCCTCTCGAAGGTTGGAGGGTCTTATTCTCCCGGCACCTTCCTGCCGATCCGAACTCCATGCAAGCATGGTGTCGAATAGTGGTGCTGTCTGTAGGGATCGAACCCACGACACCCAGTTTACAAAACTGGCGCTCTACCAACTGAGCTAAGACAGCAATAATGGCGATCACATCAGGACTCGAACCTGAGACCCTCTGCTTAGAAGGCAGATGCTCTATCCAGCTGAGCTATGTGACCAAATACAGAAGTGTTGGTTTAATGTTACTTGACGTTTCCCGCGTACACCCATCGGAAGAGCACAACGATTTGATCTAACTATCACAAGTTAGACAATAACATTACTTTGATTTCCTGCGTTAAACCAACAAATTGACAGGAGGAGGACTGGCTCTCCGATCTTTTGGTGCGAGCTAAGGGACTCGAACCCTTACACCATTACGATAACAGATTTTAAGTCTGGTGCGTCTACCAGTTCCGCCAAGCTCGCAATAGACTTTAATTCTTTGGAGGAGGGAACAGTCGCTCATTGCCCTACAACAGCGCCTGTTCCCTCAACTCCTTATCCCCCCGCACACCCTCATAGAGTGCGAGGCGATTCTTCTGACCTATCTTTTTAGATTGGTCAATTAACTTTCGATCTCAAAGGCTTTCGATCTTCATCAGAATCTTCACCTTCTTCCTCCTCTTCAGGCTGAGACGGAACGACCGGGTCCAAGTCGGAGGGCGAAGCCCGTAGACGCTGGACCAAAGGGAGTTTCGGCCAGCCGGGATAACCATTGAACCAAAGTACGTTCTTCTTCCTGAACCAATGACGGTGTGTTGCTTGGGTCTGACCTGAATTCACGGTGGCTGGAACCAACCGGGAAAAAGGAATCAACGATAAAGTCAACGCTGTTACGAAAACACCGACATCTTTGAGCATGAGCTCTCTCCGTTATTGGAGACTGATTGTTGATACAGCTTGTCTTTCTTGTCTAGCACAAACTTCAATCATAGTTATATATAGTATAGACACACAAGACACACTTCCCCCGTTTCTCTTCTCTAGTAAATTAGAGAGAGTGGCCCTCGTCACATCCTGTGGACACGCGCCTTAAACAGACCTAGAGACCAAAGGGCAAGCCAAAAAAAGGAGCACCTTGCAAATGTCTGATGAAGAACACGCTGGCCTTCCCGTCGCAGGATATCGCCCTCAGGGTGATGTCTACATTCGCACCGTTAACGCCAATAAAATTACCGAGGAAAAAATCCTCAGAACAATCGACGATCTGCGAAATGAGAAAGCCCCTGATGGTGGTCTGATCCGCGTTGACCAGAGATGGCTGTCGATTGCCACGACCCAACTGGAACAGGGCTTCATGGCTCTGAACCGGGCAATCTTCCAACCGACAAGGCTTGAGGGAGAGCTCTAAAAACAAAGGAGGCGGGGAGTAACAGGGATGACCAGTCCCTTCTCCCCGCCTCAGCGTGTTCTCGTCCGGGAACCCAAGACCAGACGAACAGCGGCCCAACCATCTCACAGGCAGACAAGTCTTGTATGGCGGTCACTACTCTTAGATTCAAATACAAATAGAAGAGGTTGCCTCCAGTGGCTCTCACACACACAGAAGTCGTTAGTGCATTACCTGCTCACTTAAAGACAGCAGTTACTCCAGCATTCGTAGATAAGTTAAACAACATTGTTGCTGACCAACATGTTGCTGAAGAGTTTGAAAGAAACTTCATTACTTATTCTAAAGTTCTTACTGGAGGTAAGTATAAGACAGGTGATTACTTAAACGCTGTCGCTTACGTAACTTATAAACTCTTGGGACATTCTAACCAAGATGCCTATAAGTATGCCTTTCCTGACAGATATCGTGACATGGTTGCGGCAGGTAAGGATGCAAAGCAGATTAGCTCCTTTGTAGCTGCATACCATAAAGGTCAGCTTGTTACCGCTATTCTGGAACAATCTATTGTTCCTGCGTGGGTACTACATCAAGGTAAGTTTCACGAAGCTATTGGTGTTCTGGCTGAAGTAGCTTTAGACCCTACAGCTCTAAACAAAGATCGTGTGGCTGCTGCTGATAGCCTTGCAAAACATCTGACAGCTCCTGTTGCTAAAGAAGTTAATCTGAACATAGGTGTTCAAGAATCTTCTGGCATGATTGAGATGAAGCAAATGATGGCAGAGATGGCGCGTCAGCAGAAAGAAATGATTCAGAATGGTGCTGATGTTAAGACTATTGCCGAACAAGGTCTTATCATTGACGCAACTGCGACTGAGAAACCCTAATGACCAATCCCATTGTTGACCAGATTAAACAGGAACTTCAGAAGAAGACACTCGATGAGTGGCTTGATGAAGTAGATTATAGTGACTTTGACAACTACGTACCGTCAGAGTTTGCATTAATGTATCTACAGTTTATCAAACTGGTTAACGGGAAAGAGGGCGAGCAAAATAAAACCCCGGTCATCCATCTTAAGATGCTCGACAAATTGGTCTCGGGAAATAGACGCATCGCAAATCTGTGCTTCCGGGGTGCAGCTAAGACCACCCTATTCTTCGAGTATCTCACCTTATTCATCGCAGTAATGGGTGGTATCCCCGGCTTCGGTGATATTACAGGCATGATCTATGTGTCTGACTCAATGGATAACGGTGTTAAGTCGGCACGTAAGAACATTGAGTACCGATACTGGAACAGTGAGTTCTTACAGCATTGGCTCCCTTCTGAGGGTGTTAAGTTCACAGATGCGTACATTGAGTTCCTCTCTAAAGGAGGACATAGACTCGGTGTTAAGATGTTTGGTGCAAAGACGGGTATTCGTGGTACAAAGATTTTCGGAAAGCGTCCGACACTTGCTGTACTTGATGACTTAGTGTCAGATGACGATGCTAAGTCTAAGGCTTCCATGAATGCAATTAAGGATACCGTCTACAAAGGTATCGACTATGCCCTTGATCCACGTAAACGTATGATCGTGTTCAATGGAACACCCTTCAACTTAGAAGACATTCTTATTGAAGCGGTTCAGTCTGGTGCATGGGACGTAAACGTTTGGCCTGTATGCGAACGATTCCCTTGTGAACGTCATGAGTTTGTAGGAGCGTGGGAAGATCGCTTCAGTTTTGACTTCGTTAAAGATCAATACGAGATGTCTGTTCTCACTGGAAAGGTAGAAGCCTTCCAACAAGAACTCATGCTTCGTATTTCATCTGAAGAAAACAGATTAGTTCAGGATCATGAACTGCTTTGGTATTCTAGAAATGAACTGTTAGCTCGTAAAGCTAACTATAACTTCTACATAACTACCGACTTCGCTACCTCTGATAAGCAATCAGCGGATGACAGTGTCATTTCCGTATGGGCTTATAACGCTACAGGTAACTGGTTCTGGGTAGACGGAATTGCAGCAAGACAAACAATGGATAAAACCATTGATGCTTTGTTCCGCTTTGTCCGTATTTATAAGCCACAGTCTGTAGGTATTGAGGTTACAGGTCAGCAAGGCGGGTTCATCCAATGGATTCAAGCTGAAATGTTGAGACAGGATACCTTCTTCAACCTTGCTTCTTCAGAGAAGAGTGGAGCTCCGGGTATTCGACCAATGCAAAACAAGCTCACCAGATTCAATATGGTGGTGCCTTGGTTCAAGACTCAGAGGATGTGGTTCCCTCAAGAGCTTAAGACGGGTCATGTTATGGTTGGTAAAATGATGACCCAGATCAGACTTGCTACATCTAATGGTCTGAAGGGTAAGGATGACATCATTGATACCATCTCAATGTTGGCTTTCCTGAAGCCCTATGCACCATCAGCAGATTACAGTAAGAACCACAACGAAAGTGGAGGCGGTATCTTCCATCCAGAAGAGGAAGAGATCGAGTATCTTCCTATTAGCCGATACGTCTAAGGTCCGATCATGCAAATTAGCTTAGATACTCTCCTGAAGTCTCTGTCTTATGAGACACTGTCCTTCATGGCTGAAAGCAATCATGCCAACGGTACAATTGCACCTGATCAAGTTCCGAAGGTAGTTGGTCGGATTAACGCTGTACTTCGTCGTATGGCTGTTAAATTTGTTCTCAAAGAGAAAACTATTAAGGTGAATGTCACGAATGACATTCGATACTATCCCTTAACAGTTGGCGCTGCATGGATCATGTCTGATCCTGATGAGCCATTTACAGGTGATGTTGGTCGTATTCTTGGGATAGAAACCCCAACAGGTCGTATGCATGATCTAGGCGACAAAGCTTCTCTTAAGAGTATCCTCTTACGAGATGATGGTAAGTCATTTGCCATAGACAGTACGTTACCTGCTGGTGTCTATTCGGTTATCTATAAAGCAGCTACGCCTCAGTTTATCCCAGATGTTAGCAAACTTGATCAGCAATTAGAAATTCCTGAATCTTTATTAAATGCTTTATATCTTGGTGTCGCTGCAATTACCTATGAAGGTATTGGAGGTGCTGAGAATCTAGCTATGGCTAGAGATAAGTGGAACCAATATGAAAAAGAATGCATCGAAGCTAAAATCAACTCTGGTGTTGAAGTTGAGGAAAGCGACGACGGAAACAAGTTTGTTGACCGTGGCTTCTTCTAATTAAAGTAGATTGGTCAAACGTAATTCCCTAAGAGTTTAGTTCTCTTCTTTCTGCCGTTAAATTCTTATTCGAGTGACACTATGACGGATTCAGCAGCCCAAGCAGCGATTGCTTCTGCTCTTGCGCGAATCGAAGCAGAGCTTCTTCATCTGAAGACTTTGGTCGGAGAAAAACCAAATGAGGGATTACGCGGAGATGTAGCCCTTCTAATTGGTATTAAGAATAAAGGCTGGGGATTCGTTCTTGGTCTATTCATCTTTGCAGGTGCTGTAGGTGCTTCAATCAAATCAGCATTTGTGGACATAATTAAATGACCGTTCCTGATCCAGATAATCCTTTACCCGAACCTTCGTTCCACTGGCGACGTTGGGTAACCATTGGATATGTGGTTGCTACCACAGCACTTTTAGTTGGTATTATCTGGAAATTAACAGATAGTGGTCCGCTAAGAGATGTTGCTTTAGCTTTAATTGGATCACAAGCTTTTTTCGCCTTTATGTATATGGGCGGGGCTTCTGCATCTGATCTTGCTAGAATTATTGCGAGCTGGAAAAAATAATGACCGACACACCCGATCAACGTTTTCAACGTTCTCTCAAAGCTGTCCTCAAGCATGAGGGTGGGTATGTAGACCATCCCCGTGATCCGGGTGGTGCTACCAATCTCGGTATTACTCTGGGTACAGCTAAAGCCTACCGTCTGGACATCGACGGTGATGGTGATGTCGATAAGAATGACGTGCGCCTGCTGACGCCCGAGACAGCTGCTCCTGTCTACAAGGACGGCTACTGGCTGAAGTGTCAGTGCGATAAGCTGCCTGCTGGTATTGACTACATGGTCTTTGACCTAGCTGTGAACAGCGGAACCAACAGAGCAATGCGTTATCTTCAGCGTGCAGTAGGTGCAGTTGAAGATGGTAAGATTGGTCCGAAGACTCTCTCGCTTGTTAATAAACTTAACGAAGCAGATATTATTCGTACTATGTCTGACATTAGAGAAGAGTTTTACCGTTCTCTTGATACATTCAGTACCTTTGGTAAGGGGTGGATTCGTCGTCTTAATGACGTGGAGAGAGTTGCCTTAGACTGGGCTTAAGGAGATTGACCATGCCTATTCCATATTCGTTTTTACTTAAGTACATTGGCCTACCCTTAATTGGGGTTCTGCTACTCTATTTGCTTTACAGCACTGGCTATAATAGCGGAGTTAGTGCAGTAGAGGCTAAGCGTGCTTCTGACCGGGCCGCTCAAGAGTTAGTAGTTGCACAGCTTAATGGTCAGTTAATGGAGAAAGAACGTCTCCATAAAGCTGAAACGAATGAGATTAGGAATCAACTTCATGTTCAAGAAGCAACATATCATAACGCTGTGCAGCTTATTTATGCTGAGCTCGATGACGGCTTGCGCGACAGTGAACGAAGAGCCGCCCATTATCGTGCCCTTGCCGAAACCGGCACCGATCAGTGCAGAAGTCTCGCGAGCCATACAGCCCAACTCGACGCAAGCCTTGTCGAGGGCAGATCAGTGGTTGAAGAGCTCCGATCAACTCTTGAACTCCGAGACTCCCAACTAAGGTTAGTTGGTTCACAACTTATCTCTGACAGACAGCTGTACGAAAACTATGGAACAAGTATCGACTAAGCCGTTGTCTGAACGAGACAACAAACTCACAAAGTGGGCTGCTGAGCCTGAGCTCAAAAACCTGAAGGATGAGTTCTTGGCTTGCGAGAGCACTCATGGTGCTCTCGTTGCTAACATCAACCAATGGGCCTCTCTGCATAAGGGAGAGCTTCCTGTTGGAATGAAGGCCGATAAGACTCGTTCTCAGGCCCAGCCGAAACTTGTCCGTAGACAGGCTGAGTGGAAATACTCTGCTCTCTCTGAGCCTATGCTTAGTTCCAACAGACTCTTCACTATTAAACCTACAACAGGTGAAGATCAGGAAGCTGCTGTTCAGAATGAACTTCTGTTGAACCATCAGTTCAATAGAACGATGAATCGTGTAGCATTTGTGGATGATTTTGTTCGTTCAGCTGTAGATGAAGGTACGGTTATTGTTCGTACTGGCTGGAACAGAGAAACACGTAAAGTCAAAAAGAAGGTTGATACCTTTGACTATTACAGCCCTAACAGTGAAGAAGAGAAACAACTTATTGAGCAAGCTCTTCAAGCTAGAGAAGCTGATCCCACTACGTTTGAACTTCGTGCTGCTTCCTCACTTAAAGCTGCTGTTGCATACTTCGATCAGTTTGAAGAAATTGTCATTGCTATAGCAACAGGCGAAAAGAACGAAATTGAAGAAGAACAAATTATAAAGAACTGCCCTACAGCAGAGGTTATTGATCCACGTAACCTGCGTATTGATCCTACTTGCGGTGGTGATATCACCAAAGCAATGTTTATGATCTACTCTTATGAAACTAATAGAGCGCAGTTACTCGCTGATCGTAAGGCTTTAGGTTACAAGAACTTAGATAAGGTTGACTGGCAAGCAGTTGGACCTCTGCAAACTGAGTATCATCACGCACAGTCTGCTGATACGTCTTTCCAGTTTAATGATAAGTCCCGTAAAAAGGTTGTTGTCCACGAATATTGGGGGATGTACGACATCCACAAGACAGGGCAACTGGTTCCTATTGTTGCTTGTTGGCTCGGTGACATCCTCATTCGTATGGCTGAGAACCCGTTCCCTGATGGTCTGCCTCCGTTCGTTATTGTTCCGTACATGCCGCAGAAACGCTCTGTGTATGGGGAAAGCGATGCTGCCTTACTAGGTGACCAACAACAGAACATCGGTGCTCTGCTCCGAGGTATGATTGATATTCTCGGTAGATCGGCTGCTGGGCAGACAGGTGTTGCTGCTGGCACCTTAGATGCTGTCAACAAGAAGCGATTCGAGAACGGACAGAATTATCAGTTCAATCCCAACATGCCTGCACAAAATGCTATTGTGCATCATACTTATCCAGAACTTTCGTCTTCAGCTGTAAATCTGATGACGATTCTGAATAATGATGCAGAAAGTATTACAGGTACTAAAGCATTCTCTGGTGGTATGTCTGGAGATGGTTACGGTAAAGTTGCTGCTGGTATCAGAGGAATGCTGGACTCCGCTGCAAAGCGTGAGATGGGTATTCTTCGTCGTCTAGTTATGGGTCTTATTGAGATTGCTCGTAAGTTCATTGCTATGAACCAAGTCTTCTTGAGTGACAAAGAAGTCATTCGAGTTACCAATACTAAACGTATTGGTATTGAAAGACCTGAAGATCAGACAGATGAAGAGTTTGTCACTATTAATCGTGCAGAACTTAAAGGCTTTTTTGATATTGAGATTGATATTGCCACCGCTGAAGTGGATGAAGCTCAGTCTCAAGACCTTGGTTTCATGCTTCAAACCCTTGGACCCAAGGGTGATTGGAATATGGTCAAGATTATCCTGATGGAAATTGCACGCCTTAAGCGTCTTCCTCATTTGGAAAAAGCCATCAAGGAATACGAGCCTAAGCCTGATCCAGTGGCTGCTAAGAAGGCAGAGCTAGAAGTTGCTCTGTTAGAGGTCGAGATTGCTGAAGCTCAAGCTAAGTCAGAGCTTATGAAAGCTCAGGCTAAGAAAGCCTTGGCTGAAGCAGGAGAGACTGATCTTGATACAGCAGAAACTGAGCAGGGTGTTAAACACGAAAGAGCTCTGCAACTGGCTCAAGCTCAAGGTGAAGCAAATCAGACTTATGAAGTTACTAAAGCTCTGGTTAAACCTCAGAAAGAGGGAGAAAAGCCGGGTGATGTTGAAGCAGCTATTGGTTTCAATGAACTAACTAAAGATGCCAATAAGCCTGCTCCCAGACTTCCTCCGATTGAACCAGAACCTATGATGCAACAACCTGTTGACATGGCTCCCCCGATGCAAGATCAGGGATTTGCCGGACCAATAGAACCTGTTGAACCATATGTCTGAACTAGAAAATGAGCGTAGGGAGTTCCGCCGAAAGGTAGAACTCCTTATTGCTTTAGACCAACTCAAGCATAATGTTTCTTTTCAGAAGCTTATTCTGAATGGATTTATGAAAGATGAAGTAATACATCTTACTCGTATTGCTAATAAAGCAATGACGGCTGAAGAAAAGTTAGCTAGAAGCAACCAAGCACAAGCAGCTTTTGTTCTAGAAGATTACTTTAGTCGTGTACGTAATGAAGGTGAGGATGCTAGGGAAAAGATTCCTGAGCTAGACCGACTCATCGAAATTAAAGAAGAAGAACCTGAATCATGAAGATTACTGATTTTCAAAACATGAGTGATGAAGACATTGCTGGTCTTACTGACTCTTCCTTTGATACTTCTGATATTGTTCCTGAAGAACAACAAGAAGAGCAAACTGAAACTACTCCTCCTGTTGATGAAGAAGTCGAGGACAAGGCTGAAGCCGACGAAGTTGGAGCCGCAGGCGACAACGAGGAAGGCGAGAAGCCGAAGGACGAAGACGTTTCTGATTCAGACTTCGACAAGCAAACACCGCCTACTGAGCAGGTCGCTGTAGAGAAAACAGTAGAAGAAAAGAAAAAACCTCCTGTGGCTGAAGAGCCTAAAGAAGGTAATGTTCCTGCTGAAGAAGCTCCTTCAATTAATTATGAAGAAGCTTATAAGAAGTTAATTGGGCAACCAATTAAAGCAAACGGTACTGAGATCACTCTAAGAGATGCTGATGAAGCACTTAGACTGATCCAGAAAGGTGCTGGCTACGAGAAGAAGATGGAGGCTTTGAAGCCTGCTCGTAAGTCTGCTGCAATGCTAGAGGCTGCTGGTCTTCTTGGAGACGACACAGCGTTGTCTCATATGATTGATCTGTACAATGGTAACCCTCAAGCTATTGCAAGATTAGTAAAAGATCTAAAAATTGATATCTTTGCTCTAGACTTAGACGCAGGTGATCAATATAGAGCTGTAAGTCATCTTCAAACAGATGAAGCGGTTACCTTTACTGAGACGCTTAAAGAGGTTCGCACCCTTGAAGGCGGTAAGGAAGCACTGGCGCTCATCGATTCCTGGGACCAACCGTCCAAGGACGCAATTTGGGGAAATGCTGAGGCAGTCCGTCAGATTTTTGAGTACAAGCAATCTGGTGTCTATGACACTGTTGCCACTGAAGTCGAACGTCGTCGTACCCTTGGTCAAATCCCCGCTGGCACTCCCTTCATCCATGCCTTCAAACAGGTTGGTGACGAGATGGCTAGAGCAGCTGAGGCTCAAAATCCAAGCCCTGCGGTAGAACGTACTGTGAATACTCCTGCTAACGTGCCTGCGAAGCCCGTTGCTAGAACTCCGGTACATTCTGGTCCCGCACCTCGGAAGGTTGAAACCCCAGATGTCCGCGCCGCTGCTGCTGCTTCCCCTCGGGTTGGCTCCGGCGTAGCGAAACAAGTTCCTGATATTTATTCGCTGAGTGACAAAGACATAGAAAATATGTCTTCGCCTCCGGCATAGGGCTGAAAGGGCTCAACATGTTGCAGTATAAAGCCCCTATCGATGGGCAAGATTCCACGATTAACGGCACTGGCACTGACCAGTTCCAGACCTTCTTCTGGCTGCGTAAGGCACTGGTGACTGCTCGTAAGAAGCAGTACTTCACTCAGCTGTCTACTACCCGCTCGATGCCCAAGAACATGGGTAAGACGATGGTCATGTACGAGTATGTCCCGCTTCTGTCGGACAAGAACACGTACAACCAAGGTATCGATGCCGCTGGTGTCGCTACTGTCAACGGCAACCTGTACGGTTCGTCCAAAGACATTGGCACCATTACGGATCGTCTGCCTACTCTGACGGAAAATGGCGGTCGCGTTAACCGCGTCGGCTTCACCCGTCTGGAGCGTAGAGGTACTCTGCAAAAGCTCGGCTTCTTCACCGAGTTTACCGCAGAATCCCTGAGCTTCGACTCGGATGCCGACCTGATGCAGCACCTTTCGAGGGAACTGCTGAGCGGTGCGGTTGAACTGTCGGAGTCCATGCTTCAAATCGACCTGCTCACCAATGCTGGTGTCGTTGCTTTCCCGGGCGCTGCCACGGATGACGACGAAGTTACGGCTGAAGGTGCAGGCGCTACGAAGGTGGCCTACTCCACGCTGACGCGGATGGATCGTATCCTCACGGATAACCTGACGCCGAAGCACACCACGATCATCTCGGGTTCGCGTTATGTGGATACGAGAACGATCCAAGCGGCTCGCATCATCTACGGTTCCCCGGAAGCGGTGGCCGAACTGATGGACCTTGTGGATCAGTTTGATAAGCCTGCCTTTGTCCCCCTGCATCAGTACGCTGATGCCGGTACGGCCATGGAAGGTGAAGTTGGTGCAATTGGTCCCTTCCGTGTGATTGAAGTGCCGAACATGCTCCACTGGGCTGGTGCTGGTGCTGAGGTTGTTACTAACCCCGGCTATCGCTCCACTCTGGTTGCTGGCGATGATCGTTACGACATCTTCCCGCTGCTGGTGGTTGGTGACGAATCGTTCGTTACCATCGGCTTCCAGACGGACGGCAAGTCCATGAAGTTCGACATCACTACTAAGATGCCGGGCAAGGAAACTGCTGATAAGTCGGACCCCTATGGGGAAACTGGCTTCAGTTCGATCAAGTGGTACTACGGTATCCTCGTGATGCGCCCTGAGCGTATCGGCTTGATTAAGCTGGTTGTCCGCGAGTAATCTTCGCTATAAAGCGAAGTACAGAGGGGGAGGGTCCTGCCCTCCCCCTTTTTGTTAGACCAACCCTGAAAGATT